GGTTTTTGAAAATCTAATACTTTTCTTGGTCTATTATTAATTTTATATTGATATTCTCTAATTTCTTTATCTGTAATATCTTTAAAATCAGTATTTTTTGGTATGTATTGCCGCACAAGACCATTAGTGTGTTCACTAAGGCCTCGCTCCCAAGAACTATAAGGATGAGCAAAGAAAAATTGTAGGTTCAATTTCTTTTCAATTCGCTTAAAGTCAGAAAATTCATTACCATTGTCAGCCGTAATTGTCTTTATATAGTTTTTGTAAGGCAAGGTCATATCTATAAGTTCATCTGCTAATGATTTAGCCTTCTTCCCTTCTTTTAATTTTCTCATAAACAACATTTTAGTAGTCATTTCAACCAATGTAAGTATCGCTCCTTTATTACCTGCTCCTACAATTAAATCTATTTCCCAGTGTCCAAACTCTGTTTTCTGACTTACAACCTCAGGGCGTTCTTCAATAGACTTTTTATCTTCCACTTTCTTTTTACAAGTGTACAATGCTCTACTTCTATGCTTAAGCTGATGACGAGTGTGTTTGTATAGGTCGCCTCCATTTTCTTTGTCTTGGTGAATGAATTTATAGATAGTTGTTTTTCCTACTATTGGTATTCCATTTTTTCTACAATACCCTACAATTTGCTCAACAGACCACTGTTCTTCAGAGATATACTTAATAACAAGAACTTTCATTTCTTTAGTAAATTTACGTTCTTTTCTAAAACGTTCTTTACGCTCTTCTGAGATTTCTTGAGCTACTTTTGGACTGTATTTTCCTGTCTTTGTTTTGTTTCTTGCCAGCTCTCGACTAACGGTAGGCATAAACAGCAATTTTTTTTTGTTTCATTCCGCTTGCTTTTAAAGCAGAAATTACCGACCTTTTATAAGGGGTAATATGAAATGTACAAACTACCATAATATAAAAAAGCCTCAAAAAGCCCTAAAAAACAAGTAGTTACAATAAAAAAGGCTCCAAAAGGCAGGTAAAACAAAATGTACAAAAAGCTACATTTATATGCATAAAATGCCCCAAAAGGCTGCAACATTTGGTACAAATATATGCATTATATACCAGCGGTGCAAGTAACACCCCCAGAAAAGCCCCAAACCCCAACAAATACGCCCTTTTTGGGCGTTTTTTTGTGTCTTATAGTTACTGCTAAAGCTACCTCAAAAAGGGCATAAAATACCCCAAAAAGGTACCCACCCAGCAAAGCCCAAAAACACCCTCTAAAAAAGTTGGAGGTGCAGTTGGTGTTGCAGTTGGCGTTGCAATTGCGTATATTTTAGCGCACGAGTTCAAGGGGCAAATTACACGATTTTGGGCATTTTGAAAGGGAACGTTACCGAGTTGGCATTATATTGCATTGGGTAGTATATATTAAGGTATTGATTTACAATATATTACAAAAACAACTGCTAAAAAGTGCCCTTTCTCCCCTATATATTACGTACTTTCTGCACCTTTTCACTCAGTAAGAAGTATTAAATCTAATAGTTACTTTTACTAAGGCTAATGCTTTAACAGAATTAAAAGGAATATCTTTATCGGCGTGATTGGGGTTCTCACTAACCAATTTTATATAGTTCTTTCCTTTTTTGCTTTTATGTACATACTTAACAGCAAGCACTTCCTCCCAATCTCCTAAATCATAGCTTAGTACATACATCTCGCCAAACATAATATAATCTATATTAAGGAGTACCTCTTTATAAAGAATAGTATCTCCAGATCTTAACAAAGGTACCATACTATCACCTACCACACCAAATGCGCCATCGCATCTCGGAGCATTAGGTATCTTTATAGTGTCTATTATATTAGCTTCTTTATCCCCTTTAAAAAAAGCCGATAAGCCCGCTGTGACATCTAAGTCATACAAAGGTATTTCCTGTAGATCTATGATAGCGTCACGGGTTTTACGGTTACCTTTAATAATAGTAACTTCGTGTGATTGATTTTCGTGCTCAGGTTTGAGCATTTCACCCCTCCCTGTTAGTAGCCATTCAGGACTTATGTCTAAACAATTGTCTAAAACTTTGTTTAAAACTCCCTCTCCTAAGTCGGCATTTCGCTTTAATTGAGTGCCTAAGTAACCATTAGATAGTCCACACTTCTTCTCGAAAGAACTGTTGTTAATCCCTTTGTTATCAATGTATTGAATAACTCTATTTATTGCTTTCATAAAAATAATTAGAAAAAAGTTTAAAAATAATTTGCGTGTTTAAACTATTGTCTATATCTTTGCGCCAGAATTGGAACAATAAGTAACAATGGACAAAAGTAAGAAAAAAAAGTATAACAAGTACAATGCAAGCGTAATAAATGCATTAATTGAGAAACACGGTTTCTCTGGGCGATACATTCGCCAGTGTGTAAGCGGCGAGCGTACAAGCCTATCAGCCGACAAAATCAGAAAGGACTACCATAGTATGATTGCCCCTTCTGAAAAGAAAGTAAAAGAATTTTTAAACGATTAGTTATGAGCAATCTAATTAACACCATTCAACAAACAATGTCCAGCTTTGAGATTGCAAAGCTAACAGGTAAACGACACGCAGATGTTATGCGTGATATTCGTGAACTTAATAAAGGATATGAAAAATTACATCTACGCAAAATTGCGTTAATGTTCAAAATCACTGAGTTACCTAATGGGACAAGCCGAAAAGACCCCTATTTCGAGCTAACACGAATGCAAACTTTTGACCTCCTCACTGGGTATAGTGTCGAACTACGTATTAAGGTCAATCGTCGTTGGGAAGAGTTGGAAGCCCTTACTCGTATCAAAATGCCTCCCTCACTCAATGTCTACGGCAAGGAAGCCGTACCCTATATAGAGTGGTTGCTATTACACCAGTACTCAGTTACCAGCGGTCAGTATCATCGCCGCATCAAAAAGCACCCCGAGCAGTTCTACCGCACCGCCGAAGGCAAGTGGTACATCAACAGAGAGTTTGCCGAAGCCCTTTTGCAACTGCGCAACGGCTATCAGCAGCTTACCAAGGTCCAAGGACTGCCACAAGTAGTACAATTAGAGTTAAAACTTTATGAAGCATAGCATTATGAAAGTAGGAGACAAAGTAAGAGTATCGCTCTTTATCACTGCCGACCCCTATGGCAAAGCAGGGCAAGTAGGCAAATTAACCGATATACGCACCTATGAAGATTTCACGTTAGGCATTATAACCTTTGCCGATGATAGCGTAGGGGTGTATGATGTAGAATGTTTAGAACCAATAAATGAAACCTTTTAAACCCTATTTAAAATGACAACAAAAACCATTTATCTCCTTAGCAACAATTTCAATATCATTGGCAAGGAAATACGCACTACCTTTTTAGGAGTAACCATAAAGCGTGAACGCTTTTACTATCCTAAAGCTATGAAATATCAACGTTAATACTCATACGTTATTTATTTTTTAACACCTCCCCAGTGTGGCTATGAGCCACAGCCCAGCGCAGCGGTTCGCAACCGCACTGGGGAACAAGTCTAACGACAAAATATAAACCGATGTTTGAATATATAGATAACATATTATGCGTATCGGCTTCATGGTTATACGGAGAGGGCGAGATAATGTCTAAAAACAACTATGACAAGCTCGTCCAACGTAAAAACCTCAAAAAACTCAATACAGGAGGCAACGGGCGTACCGCTTGGGTAGCATTCAATTCACTACCCGAACGCTTTAAAGATAAGATAACCTCACAATGCGACCCCTACGAGCGCACCAAGCACATCCTCTTTGAAGACTACATTACCCCCGACCACTATGCTGAGAACTTCTTTGCTACCTATACCGTTGAGGGCGATGAGGGCGAACAAACCTCTATCCCCGAAGACAGACGAAAAGAGTACACACACAACGCTATGATACTCTCTGCCTGCTACTTCATTGCTACCAATGTAGTCGTACGCAAAAAGTTTGGCAATAAGCAAGTGTGGGACAATATGGCAAACGTAATAGCACAGCTACCCCGCCATACCTACAAACACAAGCTGCCTACCAACCCCCACGACCTCAAAGCTAAAGCCCTTGCCTTCAAAGGCGTAAAAACCTCCAAACGCTATCCTGTAGCAGGCTACGAGGGGCTTATACACAGCGGGTACCTCAATAAAACTGCCGCTAAACTCACAGGAATAGCTGCCGAATGGACACTCGCCCGTTGGTGCAACCAAGTAAATAAATGTGCTAGTCTCACTCAATTACACGCCGAGTATAACGATAAAGCTACCGCCGAAGGGTGGAAACTCATTAAGGACGAAAAAACGTTTTACAACTACCTATACGATGAGGAAATACAGCCCCTATGGTGGGGACATCGTTACGGAGAGCTCGCCTACAAAGAAAAGTACGGCTTCCAACACAAAACCAAACTGCCTACAATGCGCGACAGCCTTTGGTACAGCGATGGTACAAAACTCAATTACTATTATTTAGACGAAAACGGCAAAATGGCTACCTGCCAAGTATATGAAGTAATAGATGCCTATAGCGAAGTACTTTTAGGGTATTACATAGGCACTAAAGAAGACTATGTAGCCCAATACAATGCCTACAAAATGGCAGTGCAAACGGCAGGCTATCGCCCTTACCAAATAGCGCACGATAATCAAGGCGGACATAAGAAACTCACCTCTGGCGACTTCCTTACCAAGATAGCACAAGTGCAAACTGCCACTAAGCCTTACAATGGTAAGTCAAAAACTATTGAGAGTGTATTCGGCAGGTTGCAAAGTCATTATCTAAAGCGTGATTGGTTCTTTTCAGGTATGAATATCACTACCAAAAAAGATGAGAGTAAAGCCAATATGGAGTACATACTTGCCAACCAAAAGAGCCTCCCAACACTTGATGAGGTAAAACAACGTTACTTGCAACGCAGGCGTGAGTGGAACGAAGCCCCACACCCCAAAACAGGCAAACCACGCATACAAATGTACTACGAAAGCTACAACCCCGACACCAAAAAAGTAGAAATGTGGGATATGATTTCCCTCTTTTGGATCACCCGCAAAGAACCTATCACTTGCGATGCTTCGGGTATTAGCTTCACCGAAAAGAAACAAAAATACAGCTATATGGTCTACCGTTCAGACGGCTTACCCGATGTCGATTGGTTAGAAAAGAATATAGGCAAAAAATTCATAGTGAAGTTTGACCCCGACAATGTAGACCTTATATACCTTTACGAAGACACCCCATTAGGGCTAAAAATGGTAACAGGTGCCGAAATTAAGAAAGAAGTACACCGCAATATACAAGAGCAAGACGACTTTGAAGCTGCCTACTTCAAACAAGTACAAAACCTCACCGATGAGAAACGCATCAGCCGTCGCGACACTACCGAAGAGTTATTAGAAAAATTCGGTATGAGTGCCCACCAGCAAGGGCTAAGCCTCCCCGCCGTCAAAGGAGTAGAAAGTCGTAGAAAAAACAGAAAACTTACCACTGCCGACACCTTTGGCAGCTACCAAAAAGCCCTTTCTAATACCATTTGGGACGATGAGCAATGGGAAGCCCTCGAAAGCACCCCTATAACCATCAGCAATATACTATAATCATTAATAAATAAACATTGATACAATGAACACACAAGAAAAACAACAAATCGCCCAAGCCCTCAACGATTTTTGCAACCGCAAAGGCAACCAAAACAAAGCCGCTAATGCCCTCAAAAGCGTATCAGCTGCCACTGTTACCAAAATTCTACAAGGCAATTGGGACACTATAGCCGACAAAATGTGGCGAAACATCAAAGCCCAAATATTCGCCAAAGAAGACTGGGTGTGTGTAGAGACAGCTGCCTACCAAACCCTCACAGCCCTTATCAGCGATGCCCAAGAGCACAGCCAAGTATATGCTATCATTGCCCCCGCAGGTAGTGGCAAAACTAAAACAATGCAGCTTTACGAAAAAGAAAACCCCAACGCCTATATGGTACAGTGCAACGAGTTCTGGAACAAAAAAGCCTTTATGGGCGAACTCCTATCAGCAATGGGGCGCGACAGCAGCGGGCTCACTGTAAACGAAATGGTAAACGAAGCCGTACGCGTGCTAAAATCTACCGAAACCCCAGTAATTCTATTAGACGAGTTCGACAAAGTAAACGACCAAGTATTATACTTCTTTATCACCCTTTACAACCTCTTAGAAGAGCATTGCGGTATTGTAATGTGCGCTACCGATTTTCTCGAAAAACGTATCAAACGAGGACTCAAACTCAACAAAAAAGGCTATAAAGAAATATACAGTCGCATAGGGCGCAATTTCATAGAGGTAAACGCCATTACCCAAGCTGACTGCATACAAATATGCACCGCCAATGGCATCACCACAAAAACCGATATAAAAGCTGTATGGGCAGATTGCGAGGGCGACCTTCGCCGTGTAAAACGCAAAGTACACGCCCTCAAACTCGCTCACCTCGAAGCCACTAACGACTAACATCTAACAACTGACACCTAAAAATGGCACAAGCATACACCCCCAAGCAGATACTCAACAAAAAGTTCAAACTCCTATCCTTTGACGGACAATGGAAAGACTTTGTAGGCTGTCCCGACCGCGCTTTCTCTGCCATCGTATGGGGAGGATCCTCCAGCGGCAAATCGTCCTTAGCAATGCAATGGGCACGCTATCTTACCCAGTTCGGCAAAGTAGCCTACAACTCCTTAGAGGAAGGCGTATCGCACACCGTACAAATGAATATGGAGCGCAACTATATGGACGGCGTAGAGGGCAAGTTCCTACTTTTAGACAACGAACCCCTACCCGAACTCATCGAGCGAATGAGCAAACACAAGTCCCCCGATTTCCTCATTATAGACTCCGTACAGTACTTGCGTGTAGATAAAGAAGATTATAAAAAACTCAAACGACTAATGAAAGAGCGCAACAAAGCACTTATACTCATTAGCCAAGCCACAGGCAAAGAACCCAAAGGCGAACTTGCCGACTTTGCCCGTTACGATGTAGATATGAAAATACGCGTAGAAGGATACAAAGCCTTTGCCGAAGGAAGACTTAACGGAGGCGGACAACCCTTTGTAATATACCCCAAAAAAGCCGCCGAATATTGGGGAGATGTAGACAACTGATAATTCAAAATTCAAACAATATGCAACCCTTTTCATACACCCTCGCCCAGCATTTAGAGCTCACCTACCTTGAGTACGAAGCCCTACGCCAGTACTATTTTGAAAAATGGTGCAAACTTATAGTTCGTAGCCAACCTTTAAAATGCTTTATCACCAACGATCACCTGCTGAATTGGTATGCCGAGCAGTGGTATATACAAGTAGAACGCCCCATAGAGCAACTTTACAGCGATGCCCTATCCTTATACACCCCCGAAGATATACACCTACTCATACTCATTTATGCCGAGAACATCCTGCAATACTATCCCAGTATATTACTCAAAAAAATAACTGCCCGTGCGGCTCGAAGCGAACACCAAGCGAACACTAACCGAAGATAAACCGAACACAAGATGAGATTAGAACCTAACGAAATCAGCGATTACGACTACATCAACCGCAAGCTCAGAGAGCACGCACAAGAGCTCCTCAAAACCGCCAAAAAACAAAAACGCCCTGTGCGATACCTCTCCCAAGGCATTAGCGGCGATAATGTAACTTGGTGGGCAGACCTTAAAAAATACGGCAAACTAATAACAAAATAACAATGGAAAGTAGATTTTTAGCATACACTGAAGCCCTATCGCTCGACACTTTTTTACAAATACTCACTTTCGAGCAACGGCTACAAACCTGCCAATATCGCGCAGGACACACCGACAAAGTACCCGCCTTAGTGCAGAAACTACAAGACTGGTGCAAGCAGCACCACTGGCAACCCCCCGCCTTTCGCTACGAGCCCGAAACCCTTGAACTCCTATGGCAAGACAGCACCGCCCAATGGCTACCCTTAGCCGTACACCCCCTATACCAAGCCGAAGTAAATGGAAAATAACAAAGTAATCAATTAAAAATCATATAAAAATGGCAACAAGAACCAAAAAAATCGTACAAACAGGTGTTACCAAAGAACAAATGGAAACCTCATTTTCAGACTACGCCAAGGCAGAAGCCGAAATCGCCAAAATCAATGCGACCATTGATGTAGAAGTAACCAAAATACGCGACAAGTACGCCGAGAAAATCGCTAATTTGCAGCAAATCAAAGACGACAACTTCGACGTACTACAAGCCTACGCCCTCGAGAACCGCGACACCCTTTTCACCAAGAAAAAGTCTCTCGACAGCCTTCACGGCACCATCGGCTTCCGCACAGGCACGCCAAAGCTCAAAACTCTCAAAGGTTTCACTTGGGGAGCTGTTACCAACCTCCTCAAAGAGTTTCTACCTCAGTACGTACGCCTCACCGAAGAGCCTGCTAAAGACAAGCTTCTTGCTGACCGTGAAGACGAGCAAATAGCCACCCTCTTCCCAAAAGTAGGTATATCAGTCGTGCAAGACGAAACCTTCTTTGTCGAAGTCAAAAAAGAAGCCGAATAAACTTTTAGCTATCTCGGTAGCTAAAAGAAGCCCCTCTGCCCTTAGCATGCCGTTAGTAATAAGAGGACGCTTTTATGAGGTCTCCTAAGGCGAGGAGCTATTTAAATAACCTTTAAACACCATTTAAAAATGAAAAAAACCACAATAAAACCCCATCAGATTCGTATCCTTCAAACTCTCCTAAGCAAACGTTTCAGCGACCGAGAAGCCCGCCTACACT